CGATCACCAGCTCCGCATCTGCTGTAGACAAAGATGGAAGATGTATAACGGCTTCAACCTGGGGCCCAAGAACCACGTTCAATATAAGTAACGTCCCTTCGCCCCCAGTCTGCTTGGCATCAAGTAGAAATTTGGTTAGCTGGCCTAGGGACGCCTTCGCTGCGGCTCGTATTTTTCGTGCAATTTCACGCCTCTTCTGCCATGTTTCTTGGCCCATCCCCTTAAAAAAACCACCTGCAAAACCAAGCACAGCCCCATAAACCAGATCACTCAAAAGCTGGCTGGAAACAGACAAGGAAAGAAATTGCGGCGCTCCAAACGACTTGGCGAAGGTCTGTTCTTCGTCAACTACCACCGTGACAGCCAGATCCACCGCAAGTGGTGCTGCAATCTTTCTAATGTATTGAAGATCCAGTTGACTACTCGAAGTCACGTGCAGTTCACCAGAGCTCTTGCCGTTGGGGGAAAATTCATACGCCATACAGTTTTACCTTCTGAAAAAACCATTGTTCAACGCGGCATCGCCATCCCCTGAATGATGTCCCAAATCTCCCGGTCATCATCCGCGCTGATCCCCAGGAACGGCCGCGCCGGAATGTTGACCGTGTAGGCCCCGCGTTCCACCCAGCGCTCGGTGACGCCGCGCTTATGGGTGGACTTGGCGAACAGCACACGGCCAGCCACGCTACGGTAGCGCGTCTTGCGCGACTGGGGAAGCTGCTCGATGGCGCCGCCGAACTGGTGCACGGCGGCGTACTTGGTGTTGGTGCCGACCTCGACCGTATCGGGGGCCGTGACCTGGAAGCGGATGCTGCTGCGCAGGTAGCCGCGCAGCGTGAGCACCTTGTCCTTGTTGTACTTCTTGCGCCGGGCGTAACGCTTTTGCAGGGATGCCCATGGCGTGCCGTCCGGGGCGGTCTGGGTCTTGAAGCGGCCCTGGATGGAGCGCTGCAGGTATTCGCCCAGGCGCGGCATGAGGGCGGCGGTGTCGGGCTCGGCCAGGCCGTGGAGCACTGCCCGCGCCTGGGCGTCATCCACGGTGGAAGTGATGTATGCACCGGCCATCGGTCAATCTCCTAAAATGGGCCATCCATCGGACGGGCAGCGGCTGCCACCGCCTCCAATCCCACGTCCGGGCGGGCCAGCATGTGGCGGTGTGCTGGCTTTTTTCATGCCTGGCCGTCGCGGCGGTACAGGCGCACGCCGACGCGCAAGTCTTTGACGTAGGCCCCGGGCGCGGGTGGGAATGCCGTCACGCCGGCCCAGCCATCGGCCCCCAGCTCGAACACGACCAGGCCGGGCGTTTCCTGCCCCTCGACCGCGAAGCGCGCGACGTAGCGGCGGCGCACCACGGCGCGGCCCAGGGCATGCATCCATTCGACCCGCACCCAGATTTCGTCGGGCTCCAGCAGCGCCTGGGCCAGCAGCGGCAGGTAGCGCTCGCGCCCGCGCTTGAGTACCTTCCACTCGCCCTGCGCGTCCTGGAACAACTGGGCGCCTACCACCAGGCGCTCGCCGATCACGTCGCGCACGATGGCGGGCTCTGCCAGCGTGGCGCCGAAGCGGTCAAGGAACCCGCCCACGTAGGCCTCGTGTGACAGGCCGGCCGGGAGGATGGCCGACGCCGGCAGCGGCCGTGGTGGCGGCAGCGGGTCGGCCGGGCGGCGGTTGGGCAGGCCCAGGCTGCCCGAGCTGCTCGGCCCGCCGCCGATAGGCGTGGGCCGCTCGGGCGGGATGGTGCTTTTGAGGCGCGCACTGCCAGGCGCGTACTCGAAGCCGGGGTCTATGCCATCGGGGACGCGCACGGTGCGCGGGCCGTTGATGCTGCGCTGGCCGATCTCGCGCTCCCGCCATTCGATGGCGGGGGCCTGGTCGGGGCCGCTCTTGCCCAGGCGCTGCAGGTCGCGCGGCCACAGCCCGCGCACGGTGCAGTGACAGCCCCAGCCGTTGGGCGGGTAGTGGGTTTGCCACCAGGGGTCGTCTCGCTCCAGCACCAGCCCGTCCCAGCTCACGTGCAGCGGGCGCGGGTGCTCCACCCAGTCCTGGTGCTCGTACTGCCAGTACGGCGCGGCCTGGAGTTGCTGCCAGCGCCCGGCCGCGTAGCTGCTCAAGAGGTTGGTGTCGTAAATGACGCGGCTGCGCCAGTTGCGCCCGCCGTTGTAGTCCCAGCCATGCGTGGCGACGATGCGGTCGAAGTCGCGGCGGAAGTCTTCCAAGGTGGCTTCCCCCGCGATGGCCTTCTCCAAGGCGGCACGGAAGTCGGCCACGATGGCATCGCGGTTGGCCCCCGCGACGACGAATGCCCAGTCGTGCTCACGGGTGTAGATGTCGGTCCAGCCATCGGTGGGCAGGTTGAGCTTGCGCCGGAAAAATTCGGCCTGCTCGGCGAATGGGAGAGAACCGTAGGTGGCGGATGGCATCTGGTCGGGCCGGGAAGGCGTTTATAAACACGATGGCGGGGCGTTTGTGGCAATGGACATGCAACGGGTGCGGCAAGGGGCTGGAGCGGCCCTATGCGCCGGTGCCGCCAGCGGCCTCTTGCATGACCTCGTAGCGGCCTGCCGCTTGCGCGACGCGCAGCGCCTCGGCCATGGCGGCGGCGTACTGATCCAGCGTCATGCCAGGCAACAGTGCGTCGAGTTCGTCGCGGATTTCTGTGAGCGACTGGGCGCGCATGACGAGTTCGCGCACCTGGCCGATCCAGCCATCTACGGCCGGGGCAAGGGTGGCCGCCAGGCGTGGCTGCATCTGCACGGGCGGCGGCAGCACACCAGGGACGGCGAGCTGCGCCGTGGCAGCGGCCACGGCGGTGGGCAGCGCGGCGGGGCTGACCTGCAGGGGCATGAGCACGGGCTCATTGCCCTGGGCTTGGGGGATGCCCAGGCGCTCGTGCACCCAGGCCACGGGCGGGCGCACGCCCATATCGACCAGGCCGGGCAAGCCCTGGCTGAAGGCGGTCAGGTCTTCGCGCTCTTGCGTTTTGAGGCGGAACTGCGGCAGGCGGCGCAGGCCGCCCGGCGCCAGGCCGTTGAGCGAGGCCACGGCAAGCACCAGGTCGCGCGTGAGCGTGGTGTTAGCCTGGCGGAGGTCGCCATCGCGCAAGTCCTTGCGCACTTCGTTGTGGACGTTGCCTAGGGCATTGGTGCTGGCCTTTCCGTCCGCACCGCTGGTCAGAGTGCCACCCAAGATGACCTTGGACTGGTTGCGTTCACACCAGTCGATCATGGCTTGGAACGCCTTCGGGTCGCCGGGCGCCACGTTGTGGAACTCGATCAGCATGCCCTCTGGGATGATGCCGCTGGCGTTGTGGCCGATGGCGGCCAGGGCGCGCAGCAAGGCGGCCTTTTCCTTGTCATCGGCATTCGGCGGATACTTGCCCAGGCGCAACACGCCGATCAACTCCAGGAACTCGGCCAGGTCGCCGACGCTGTAGTTCTTGAACAGGTACGTCCATACGAGCTGGCGGAACAGCGCCGCGCGCTCCAGGTAGCCGCTCTTGGCCTTGTGGATGTGGGTGATCCAGTTGAAGGGCCGCAGCGGGTCGCCCATGACGCCATCCACCGTGTTGTTGCTGCGCAGGCGCAGCTCCTGCCGGTAGCCCCGGTGCAGCGTGAACCACGACTGCGGGCGGTGCGTGATGGTCTTGGGCACCCAGTAGCCCTCCACGCGGTGCCATTCGATTTCCAGGCAGGCATAGCCCTTGCCGATGGCATCCGTCAGGTCGAAGACCATGTCCTCGAAATCGGGAATCTCCATGAGCAGCTCGCCGAGCTGTGCGGCGAGCTTCTTCTCGGCGGCGTCGGCGCCCTCGGGCGGCACCACATCCCAGTCGAGTACGCAGGCGCGGCGGCGCTTGCCCATCTCGGCGGCGATGTGGCCGTCCTTTTCCTCCATGTCCTCGAACAACTCGAACTGGGCGACCAGGTCGCCGGTCTCGGCGGCGTCCAGAATCTTCGCCAGCCGCGAAGGCGTGAGGCCGCGCGTGGGGTGCGTCTGCAGCTCGCGCTGCAGGTGCAGGAGCCGCGATGTTTGCGGCTCCTCGAGGTCGGGCATGGGAATGGGCTGGCCGTCCGGGCCGAGGATGCGTGAAGTTGCCATGAGAGTGCCTACCAGGTAGCGCTCGGTTCGATGGCGCACAGGTCGTCTTCGTCCATGCCGCCTTCGTCCGTGCTGATGTTGTCGTAGCCGCGCGGCAGTGCTGGTACTGGAGTCCAGTCGAGCGGTGCGGCGGGATTGCTGCCCGCGTGCAGGGCAAGCGCGAGCGCCCAGAAGCGGTCGGCGTGGCCGTTGACCTTGGTGCTGTCGTCACCATCGGCGACGAAGCGGATGTTTCCCGCCGCCGTGGTGGTCTTTTGG